ATATTTCACCGTGAACTAGCCAGCCACATCGGATGCTGCTTAGACACACTCAAACGTGCGCTTGTAAGGCTCGACTTAGAAGTAATCTATGGGGCGAAATATCAACGGCGCACTGCCAGCAAGAAATGGTCACGACCCTGTATAACTTGTGGCTCAACCAAACCACGACCACGCTACCAGTACAAATGCGGTCCCTGCCATGAGCGGATCAATGATTTAGAACGCATTAACTTAAACAAGAAGCGGCGAACAGACGTATCATTATCAAGGATGGAATAAATGTCAGCGATGAAACGTAAGGGTGACGGGTATGAGCGTGAGTTAGCCGCTTGGTTTAACTCTGAGATATTCGGAGAAGAAAGATGCCAACGCGCACCTCTATCGGGAGGCGGCAAGATCGGCATGCAAGCTGGCGGGGCAGACATTCTAGGCACTGACTATCTATTCGTTGAAGCCAAGCGAGTTGAGAAATTAAACTGGCGTGAGGCCGTGGCTCAATCTGAGCGGAACGCCGCTCATAAAAAAACTGACCAGACCCCTATCGTAATCACTCGCAAATCCCGTGAGGCAACGGGCGATAGCCTTTGTGTCCTTCGCCTCAAGGATTTCAAAAAGTATTATGAGGCATACCTGACCCAGCAATCAAAATTGTAGGACGATTGATCCGACAACAAAGGGTAACATAACCAAATCACGATCACGCTCATAGGTATAGTTTAAAATTAGAGGTTGTATCTATGGTTGCGGAAGTGTTGGCTGGCATAGCATTAGTATCGAAGGCTTGCGAGGTAATTTCCAAGACGGTTGGTGCTGCTAAAGACATATCCTCTGTGGCGTCAGAGGTGGATAACCTTTTTGAAGGAACGCGACAGCTAAAAGTACAGGAACAGAAAGCCATAAAGAGCGGGCAATCTGTGACAGAAATTGTAATAAATCAACAACTTGCAGCAGAGCAAGTTGCGATATGCAAAGACCTTATCATCGGACGTTTCGGCTTTTACGCATGGCAATCTATTTTACAGATGCAGCGGGACCAAAGGCTTGAAGAAAAGGCGCGGGCCGCTGCAAAGAAACGTGCGGATCAAGATAAAGCCGAGCTAGTCCAAGACGTTGCTACCGTGGGCGCGTCAGTGGCGATGGGCATAGCGATACTTATACTCACGGTAATAGGATTGGTGATTGCGATATGACTGTATTCCTTTTGATGCTTTGGTTTGGATGGGGCGATGAACGTACCCTGTCACCTGAGAGGATTTATTTCCACCGGATCGACCACTGTAACTATGTGGCTCACCAGCTAACCAAGCGATACACTTCGTACATGGTTGAACCGTCTGACAGGGTGACGGCTTACTGTGTGCCAATGGCTGTCGAGAGCGGCGATGATATTGCTGTCAGATAAGCCAGTGCCGCCTTCGCTTCGCGGCGGCACATAGGAGATTTTAAGATGCCTGATCTGATAAATAGTTTGTTCCCGCTGGTCCTTGCCTTAATAGGATCGGCTGGGTTCTGGGCCATGATGCAAAATCGAGAGAACACCCGTAACCAGTATCAGAATACTTTAAAAGATCAGGTCGAGAATTTGGCAGATAAGTTAGACAGTCACAGCCGAGACAAGGAAATATTATTGCGGGAGATTGCATCACTCCGCGCGGAACTTTCTGCTGCCCAAGTCACAATCAAACATCTTGAGGAACTACTTAGACAAAGATGAAATTAACCAATCGCGCCACGGGCCGCGCTGGGGAATTTCTGGCATGCTCTATCCTTGAGGAACACGGGATCAAATCTAACCATGTTGATCTGGATGGCGATGATCTCTGGGCTAAATGCCCGCGCAATTTTTTCTATCCAATACAGGTCAAGACAGCTACACGCCCCATCATAAATGCTCGCCACCATAAAATAGCGAAATACCACTTCTCTTTTAAAAACAACATGAATTATGGCGGCATCTTTGTCCTCTGCGCTTTAGACAAACGCAAAATTCTATGTATGAAATGGGACGACATAGCCGCAACCACTCTTAAAATACATCCTGACCGCTTCACCTCTGAGGCCGAGGTTCAATCAATCAAGGATGTATTTTTATTATGACCGTCAAACACTCCGGAATTATAGTCCACTGCACAGCCACCAGAAAAGATTGGTGGTCCGACAAGACCGCCAACGAACAGATGAAAGAGATTGACCGCTGGCATCGGGAGGAACGCAAATGGAAAATGATTGGCTATCATTTTTTCGTAAGCCGTGACGGTGAGGTAGTCGAGGGCCGACCTCTTGGAACATCGGGCGCACACGCCAAGGGACACAACAGTGACATAGGCATAGCCCTTGCTGGCGGCTTTGGTAGTGACGCTGATGATCTAGCCACCGAACACTACACGCCCGTCCAACTTGCCGCTGTCTATGATCTTATCAGAAAGCTACAGGATCAGTACCACATCAAGACTGATAGGGTCATCGGTCACAACCGAGTAAGCCAAAAGGCATGCCCTGGATTTAGGGTACAGAAGTGGTTGGCTGGCATGTCACTATCCGAGGCCACCGCTTCCAAGCCAGAGCGCACCAAGTCCCATCAAAGCAAGACGGTCAAGGCATCCGCTGCCACTGTAGCGGCGTCTGTTGGCTCAAGTGCTGCCGCCATATCCAGCCTTGACCAGACGGCACAATACATTGTGCTAGGGTTCACGGGCATCACCCTGCTACTGGGCATTTATATCTTGAGGGAACGCCTCAAGGCTTGGTCTGAGGGGTGGCGATAATGCTGGGCCGCTTACAAATCTATGGGCTGATCGGCCTATCATTCTTGCTTGGCATCATTGGCATCTATTCTGTCGGCGTAGCCAAGGGGCAAGACAAAGTGAAGCGTAAGATCGACCAGAAGCGGATCGACAATATGAAGGTGGCGAAAGATGTTGACGATGAAATTGCTGAGTTGGGCGACACTTATCTTGCTGATCGGGCTAACCGCTGGCTGCGAAAGGATCAAGATTAGTGGCGACACCTACTGCGATGTAGCCTCTCCGCTTTTATTCCAAGATAAAGAAACTGTTAGCATGCTAATGAATAATGACAGACGGTTGTTAGTCGATGTGCTAGTTCATAACGAAACCTATGCTCGGATATGTAAATTTGTTTGACATGCTATAGTGTAAGACATTAGCGTTCCTTAAATATTTAGGGGGTATTTGTTGTGTTTAAATCACTAGAAAAAGAATATGCTAAAGCATACCTTGATTACGAAATCGCTCTACACACTAAGAGCCGTGGCAGAATTAGAAAACATAAAGAAATATCCGGTTACTTTTCGTCAACAAAAAACCGCAGACTATTCGGGCTGCATTGTATCCGTGCATACTATGAGGGCACACCAGCACTGGTCACTGACATTGCACACAATATTCGGATCAGCCGCACAGCGATGGATAAAATGGTTGCCGAATGTGAAGCCGCTGGCTGGATAACCATTGATAGGTCAGAGGCAAATCACCGTTACATATCAGCGAGTTCAATTATAGTTGATGCGTGGCTTGACTACGTGCAATTCATACGCCCGATCAGTCAGTCAACTAAGATGGGCGAAGTCAATTCAGCTATCAAAAATTTACAGTCCTTATCGCTATCCACTGACTAGCTACTGGTCATATCGAATCACTTTAAGTCATGCTTTTATTACCCAATAACGGGGGGATAGAGGTAACATGACGTATGATAGAACAACTTACTTGACAAATAGTTGTCGTTTAAGCAACAATGATCATCCAAACTACAGCCAACCACAACGAATGGAGGATCAGATGAACGACAATCTTCGCCTAGACATGGCAAGGTTGGAAGCGAAGTTGGATGTACTCATTGCGATGCAAACTAAAGGATCACAGCAAGTACCCCCGACCCCAAACCAATCATTAAACTTAGCCGAGGTATCTTTACTTCGGACGCTCACGATCAAACAACACGCTGTCTCTCAGCTAGTCATTCGCGGCTGGAAGAACAAAGAAATTGCAGAGGTCATGGGCGTGACTGACAACACGGTGAAGCTGCACGTTGCGGCTGTAGCCAAAAAGGTCGGCGTTAAAACTCGCGGGCAAGTAGCGGTTGCCCTTACCCCCCTGATGGGTAAAATTCGTGATGAAGAATATACAAGTCTCTCTGGCGGCATCCCCCTAAATTGGGGTGACACAGTACAGGTCGGAATGACTGACGAATTTGCCCCTCTCTATGCTCCGCAAAGAGGGGCTAAGTCATGGGATTAGAATTATATAAACGCGACAACTCAAAATATTATTGGGCTGGTGGCACACTCAAAATTGACGGCAAGAAAAAGTATCATAGAATGTCACTCAAGACGGCTGATAAAGATGAAGCCCGCGCCTTGTGCTTGCAGCTAGAAATTGACCTGTTGCTGGGCAAGGTTGCCGTCAAGAAAAAAACCAGCAATGACTATCTTACTATGTCTGATCTGGTTAAGCGGTACGCCGCCGATCCTTCCACCGGATCAAGCCGCACCACTCACCAAATACTTAATAGGCTTGACGATCATTGGGGCGATGCCAACGCAATCGAACTAACCAAGGGGGATGTGTCTCAGTTTCTTTTTGAACAACACATTTCCAAGGGCCACGGGGATTGTCACATACGGCGCACGGCTACCCAGATACAGGCCGTGCTTAACTATGGGTATGATCAAGGTTGGCGCAAGGCAAAGATCACGGTAAAGAAACCATCCCCGCCCGCTGGTCGTATCGTCACCCTGTCGGATGACGAATTGAAAGCCATCCACAAACACATGCCCGCCTCTTGCCGCCGCCTCGCAAGCTTCATGCTTAACACTGGCGCACGGCCCGATGAAGCTTACAAGCTAAAGAGGAAAGATGTTGATTGGCAAAGGCGCAAGGTGAAGTTGACCAGCATAAAGGGGCGGGACCGCAAGCCTCGCACTCGCGTTGTCCCTCTCAACCCCAAGGCGTTTGCTGCATGTGTCGGTTCCAAGGGATCATCACTCGACAAAGACAGTGACTATGTTTTCAGCTATGACACTGACAAGGTGAACCGCCATCAAGAGGCGATACAAAAACCTTTCGCTGGCGGGACATACTTCTACAGCAAATGGTCACGCGCCTGTAAAAAAGCTGGCGTCGAAGGCAAAAGCCCGTATGCTTTACGGCATAGCTTTGGCTCCCGCCTCGGCAATAACAACACTCCATTTGCAGTGATCACATTGCTGATGGGACACACTAATCCAATGACTACGATGCTCTATGTCCATCCAGATTTTGAGGATCACTTGACGGCAGTATCCAACTTATGATGCTGTACTAACACACAACCAATTACGGTTGTCGTTTGGGTTGTGGCCCACTGGCTGCAACAAGAATACTGGCCCTCTCAATAGGGGCCACTATTCACCCAACGATAACCTTTAGCGTCAAGCTAGGGGCGTAAGCTTACGCCCCTATCTGACAACCAATCAGACCATTCAATGAGAATGGCACAGATGCAAGGGACTAAACAGGATGAATGTAACAAGTATCAAACCAAACAACTCAGCCACACCATCAACATTGCTGGTGTCAGAATTATCCCCCACTGGTATTGGCTTGGTTACTACCGGACAAGGGACTGAGGCTACCCAAGTTCACATCCCAAGGGACATAATTGAAGCCAACAAGTTACAGGTCGGTGTGAAATTTTGGGGGCTGGTGCTACCCGCGCAAGGTGAAAGTTGTCACAACTTACCCTTTAGCCTAACCAAATATCTTGGTGACTTATCGTACAACCTTAACGCTTCGGCTGTGTCGGTACAGAAATTATATAACCCCCAATATGACGCCGACTTAGACGCCGATCAGCATGTATTAAATGCCCCCGAAATTTGGCTGGCACTTGATGACAATGAGGTAAGGGAAGCCGTGCTTGACGCGCTGGAAAGCTGCCAGATAAGCGTCCTCACAAGCGAGGATGTTCTTGATATTCTGCTAGGTGAGGAAGGATACACCGCCCCTATGATTGCCCGTGTCGAGCATGCCCTTGAACAACTGGCTGAGAATGGAAACCTCAAAAGAGTTTCGGCATATCAGATCGAAAGCTAGGTTGTGTTGCATGAAATACTTTGATACAAAATAGATCGGAAAGACCTAACGCTATGATCGGGGAGACACTCCAATGTCTCCCCTTTTTTAATGGGGTAGTGGGGTAGATGGGGTAGCTATAAACTGCAACTTAGCCAAAAAAAATTTTGCAAAATTTTGAAAACGTCTAGCCGCCTATCATATTAAATGCGGTGATAACCCTGCTAGTTTCGGTGGTCTTGCCCACCATGTGATCGCCCACCTTTGCAATCATTTTGTTTTTCCAAGCCTCGTTCTTGAGGCTCAGAACAATCGCCAGTATCAGCTTATCATTGTCGCCCATATTCCCTGACAGCCCACACCTAACATAGCCATCGCTGTCTATGCTAAGTGCGGGTGCTTTGTCGGTGACATAGAGCCGCTTGCGAACATGCTTTATCTCTGCCTGTTCGTCCATCTATTCGCTCCGAAATTTCCGGACCCGAAAGAACCCTGAGTGATCCGGATTATACGCCATAAACAACCTCGCATAGTACGCCCGATGATTGTTACTAAGCTTGAACGGCTGGTCTGATTTAGTCTCAACATCCGTATGCCACCTGATCCGCTCAAACACTGAGTTGATACTGTAGTTATCATAGCCCCTCTTAATCACATCGAATGTGAACCGCTCGACC